AACATCATCAACATAAAGCACAATATCACGATCATGCAAAATGTCAATAATATAATTTGCATCTATTTTATGCCCTGAAAAATACGCAAAACTCCTTTTATACCACTTTAAAATATCAGATTTTGTTCTTATCGTCTCAGAAACTATTTCAGAAACAATATGAAAAATTATCTGATCATTGCCAAATACTGTTTCTACACACAATTCTGAATTGTTTTGCAAATCTTCTTTTATTTGAGCTAAATCCTTTTGGGTTTTGAAAAAACCCAAGGGATTTTTAACTATTGGATAAGGACACCCTAAAAATCTCATATTTCCCCCGGAGCATTATTATTGGCATTATCTACGTTCTGATTAGCGTTATCCAAAACTTGATTTTCTTGATTACCCAAAGCATCTCCTGCGCCATCAGAAGGACACCTGATTAATGGCTCTAACATAAATATATTTGCTGCAGCGTCTGATTTTTTGGCACTAGCAAAAACCCTAGTGCTAAGTCTTATACATCCATTAACATAAACCAAAACAGGACCCACACAAGGCCCTGGCTCTCCCGTATCTGGGTTGGGACAATCTTTTCCGGCAAGTAAAAATATATTTTCATCTGCTAAAAAGAAATGGCTCTTTTTTGTTAAGTTTACATAGTATTCCTCTGTGGATACTATTTTTTGCCTACTGATTATTTCGATATAGTCAGAAGGGTTTTTATCTTTATCTCCTACTATATCTACCTTATCTTTGCAGGTGGTTATTATATACTTACCTCCAGCTCTAACCCATATAAAAGAAGAATCTTTAGACTTGCTTTCTTGCATTCTAATCACGTGGGGCCCACAGTCATTATCTTTTTGTGGAGCTCTGAGTTGTATGGATTGTGTCTGAGTTTCTTTTTGAGAGCTGCTGTCAGACATTTTAAGCTCCAATCCATAGCCACTTCTTATTTTTACATATGCTTTTTTGGCATTTTCTTTTGGTGTTCCTCCCTCTCTTCTAAAAGGAGAGCATTGTTCGTTAGTTTCATCCACTAAATCTATAGTGTGATTAGATGTGCTTTGAATGTGCACCCCTCGATCAGAACCAGCTATGCAATCAGGAGTGGTATGATCATTGAGCTCTAATTTGTTTCCTGTGGCGGTTTTGATTCGAATATAGTTATTCTTTCCTCTTATTGGCTTGTCAGGATTTTCTTCTATATCACTAATCTCTATAATGTGCCCGGTGGCACTTTTCCAATAACTTCTTCCAACAAAAAGGTTGTTGCAACCAAAGTCAAAGCCTCTAGTGCTTCTTTGCCACCCAAGATCTCCAGCAGGCTCTTCAACGCTATCATCCATAACAAAAGTGTGACCACTAATACTCATTAATTGAATGCCTGTCTGAGGGAGATCACAAACATTGTTCTGTGGTGTACCAGGTCCTTTGTAAGGGCGACATTCGTTTTCGTGTTTGAAATAAGGGTTGTCACCAACTTGCTTTTTATAATACTTAGACTCAGGATGAGGGGTATCTGGGTGACCTCCTATTATTTTACTGTTGCTGGTTTTATCTTCGCAGTCCGTTTTTTCTTTGGGATCATAGCCAAGCGCACCATATCCTTGGTTGCTTTCAGTGAATTCGGGATTTAAACCCATTCTAATTCGTGTAATATCTTTGCTTGGATCTCCCTCGTCCTGATTTTCAACACAACTAACATCACCGCTTCTAACACCACAACTAGGGTGGGCCCATTGACCAGCATAATGAATATGATCATCTTTCATCATCATCCAATTACCACAACTGCTCATTATTTCCAGTCTTTTCCAACGCCTATTACATTTGGCATCTCCGTCTACCATCTTAACCATGTGCTTTTCCGGAGTTTTGAAGCCATATATGTTTGGATAAGTTATTCTTTTTTGAGCCTCTGGATCTTCAGAAAAATCTACTATACTATTCAAATCATAGCCATTGTAACTCTCTGTGTTCCACGGAGGAAGTACTTGAGACTCATCATTTGGGCCAACTAAATATCCTTTTCTAGTACCCTCATAAATTTTAAGATACTCTTCTATTTGGGGATAAATCCAATTGTGTGGACGTCCTGCTGGACCTCTATTTCTATGCCAAACAGTTCCGTGGTAAAAAGGACTCGCTCTGTTACCTCCTTCAAAACTAACCATTACAGTCGAGCCGGCCGGAGGTACCCAATTAAGGCCGCTATCATCTATGCCTCCCATTGCAGATATGGGCATTGCCCAAGGCATTTCTCCAATCGGTCTTGTTGGGTTCATTAACAATGGAGAAAATATTCTTATTCTATTCATCTTCCAAACATCAACAGTGTCTATACAAAGAGCAGCATACACGCCAAACAAAGTTTCATCTTGTAATGGAACTTTAAAACCAGAGCTAAGCTCTGTGGTAACTATGGCCTTTGTTTCATAGGCCATATCTCCTATTCTTTGCTCTAAAGCTTTAAGTCTATTCTCTAGCTCTTTTACTGACTCGTTTTTAGCTAACATTAGTTTTCCCTAGCCTCGCATTGTTGGTCTTTTGGATTTGTGTTAGAGTTATTAAATATAGGAATTCCGCCACTGTCTTTACCTCCGGTAATATCTTCTGACGGCAATTCGATTCCAGGAACTGCTAACTTTATTTTTAATATAGTAACATATGATCCAGAACTAATTTGATGATTTACACCTAATATTTGCCAATTTTTATTACTAAAAACTTCATTGCAAACAGGGGAAGCAAGCCAATCTCCACAACTTGTCGAGCTAGATCCTTTTATGTGAAAAGGATTTATTACTATTAAACTTAAGGTTTATAGCCTCTCTCATCATATTTGCTCTTTGTTGGGCAGCGGCTGAATCTTGGCCATCTTGTGAAGCATCATCGGGGCCTTTTCCGTTCTGCATATTGGATTGAGCTGGGTTTGTCATAATACTGGCATCTGAGGTATTGTCAGGCTTATCACACTTTTTACCTTCAGCTTTTGCACCCTTTCCACTAACAACGCTTTGTTGACCACCGCTTTTACCCAAAGAACTTAAATGCCAGTTAACACTAGGAGTGAAACTAATAACGCTACTATCTGGACCTCCGTTAACAACATAAGTGCCAGGCTTTCCGCTTATTGAAGATATATTAGTTTGACAAGGATTTGGATTTTCACAAATGTTGGGGCCAGGATCCTCCATAAAAACAATAGTAGGAGAGCCACGCCCTTTCCATTGAAATATTATTCCTTTTCCATTCTCAGTAACATAAGGAGCTATCCACCTTCTAGCTGTAGCTAATTTACTTTGTTGATTTGTATTCCAAACACCCCTTGGGCCGCCAACACCGTTGCCATTATCTGGACCATACTTTTTAGCAAACTTAAACTCTCTCTCACCATCAGAACTTTTGAATTCTACATCACAAACAGGCCCTCCCTTTAACTCCTGAAAAAGCCTTCTTAAGGCTGTTTTTAAATCTACTTTTTTATCGTCAGTGCCCAAATTACACTCCACTCTAGCTTCGCCAACTCTAGCCATCATATCTTGGGCTTCTATTTGATATTTTATTTTACCGCCTTCATAGCTAACATTTGCTCTCAATGGAAGCAAAGACAAGCCGCCCAAAAAACTCCCAGAATTACTTGCAGCGATTTTTTTTACAGAAGTTTGAATTCCACACTTTTCCTCAATTAACCATCCAAAATCCAACTCAAACATTTCCATGTCTTTTTTTGCACCCTCCATACTTTTACTTAGTGCTTGAAACGCTTGGCCAAAACTACCTCCAGCTTCATCATATATTTCTATTTTGCAACCCTGACCTTCTGATACTCCGTACTCTAAGCTTTTTATAACAGCAGTATTTCCTCTTCCCGGGCGGCTGTTATTTCCAACAGTTATTGTTTCATCTCCTAATTTTAATTCAACAAAGGGAGCAAAACTATATCCAGATGGAACTCTTGCAACACGCCGTGCATCATCACACGAATATCTTTTAACACACTTTTCTAAGTAATTAGACATTTTAAATAAAACTCTCTGGTATTCTGATATTCAAACCGGCCTTAAAATCATATATATCTTTAATTTTATTTGCCTCCAAAATTTTCCACCACCAGTCAGGAAAACCATAAACTTTTTGAGATAATAAATCAGGTCTATATTCATAACCTTTTGTAACAACCATATACTTATCCGAAGAATTTTCATCATAAGTATTTTTTTTATAAGTATCAAAAACCAAATATTTTTCATCTTTATAATAAGCAACTTTATTTTCAGAATATCTAGATGTAAAACTTACAAATTTTAAAGGATTTATATTTGTTAATTCATAGTAATTTGCCATGATTCTCCTGCTTATTATATTTAAATATAATCAAAAAGAATTTTTTCTTGTCCGGGTAAATTAGTGCTCTCATAAACAACATCCCAGGTCATGTCTACGCTAAATTTATAAGGAAGGTAGGTTCTTTCGTCCCAGGGAACGTCTGTAGGATACTTAACGCTATAACTTTTCAAAACCGCACATATCTCTTTGTTCGAAAAAAATCCACCCTTACTAAGTAAGTCTCCACACCTTAAGCCACATATTGGCGGAGGAGAAAATGGCTTAAAACTATTTCTTGGGTAAACCACACTTTGAATTGCTCTTAATTCTCTATAATTTCTATCTATATCGTCCTCTTCGCACACAATAAAATGAGCAGTCCAATTAATACTTCTGTTTTCAGAGTGACTGTAGGTTTTTAAAGGAGTGCTTCTACCAATAACCGGCTCGTCGCTATAGCTAGCAGATTTAGAATCAGATATATCTGGGAGAATCCTCATGAATATTTTCCAAATAGGAGTTTGAATATAACAATCAGGTATTGGTTTTAAAGAACCATTTGGTCTGGTAGCTATCATATTATATTATATAGTAGTAATTATACATTATATTTAAGCTTTTCTTAAACCCAATCCAGCCAATTGCTTGTTTTGTCCATCGCTCCAAGGATAAAATGCAGCAGGCTTAGTCGGAGATGCGACTGCGGAAGTGTCGGCTGATATTTGATTGCTATTTCCAGATGAACTAGAAGGACGCAAAGACTCTGCTATTTCTTGAAGCAAACTAACAGCTTCTGCTAGTTTCTGGGTTTGTGTTTTACCTTCTTCGGTTAACACTCCTAATTCAGAACCTTCTACTTTGTTTATTGGCTCGGATGAAGCAACATCTCTTTGAACCATGTCTTGAATATTTGGCTTGGCTGTGGTGGCTACATTAGGAGACTGTGGCATTAGCGAGCCCGTAATAGAGGAAACGCCATCAGACATTAAGTCTCCTACAGTATTAATAGGAGACAATAAAGAAGATAAGACGCCACTCGAAGGGCTAGAAATAGCCTCTTTCATTTCGCTAGCGACAGCTGCAAACTCTTTTATTTTACTCTTATTAGCCAAAAATGCATCTATATCTTTACCAAAATTTTTGAAATTAGATCCTAAACTATCTAAAGCTTTGGATGTCATCATTAAATTTTGTCCAGCATCCGCAAGTTTTATAATTCTATCTATCATGCCATTTCCGCCAAACCAACTTAGAATACCTCCTCCAGAAGCCATACCCCCAAAAGCAAGTATTGATGCTCCTAAAACAGTTAGTGCAGCCGCACAAGCCAATATTCCTATTGACTTTTCTACACTCAAAGTTCCTATCAAATCTACAATTCCTCCCATTAAACTATCAATAACAGAAGCTATGCCCTCAAACGCACTCTTAATAGCAATTCCAAAAGATTCAACTAATGGACTTAATAAGCTCAAAGAATAGGCCAATGGAATTAAAGCAAGATTAAAAGCAGCTAATGCAGCCAATCCTAACCAAAACATAGGATTCATAGCTGCTGCGCCAAATGAAGACAAACCAGAAGCCAATGCTGTTAATCCAGTTTGAGCTAAAGGGGCAACAAATCCTAGTAAGGCCATTCCGGCCAAACCAGGAAGAAGTAAAGTAAAGCCAAGAGCAGCAGGAATTAAGGCCAAAGCTCCCAACAAAACTTTAGCACTAGCCATGGCTTTCAAACCCTCTGCAAGGCCACTAAGACCAGATTTCAAAGCCTCTCCATCAAGCTTAGACACCAAATTAGCACCAACATACCCGATCACCATCGCAGTCATTCCTATACTAGCTGGTATCAAGTTTAGTGCTCCAAAAAGAACATCCCTGCCAGCCAAATGTTTCAATCCTTCGGCCAAGTTTTTTAAACCCTCTTTAACCTTTTCCATGGTTCCCATCTTGTTTCCGGCAGTAGAAACTCCATCTAATGCTTTTGCATCTTTTTGGCCAAATCCCAGCTTTTCCTTACCAGCATCCATCCATCCTTTGGCTTTGCTTTTTGCCCTATCAATCAACCCTGGAGCTTGTGGGCCATACTCTCCTTCTCCCATTTTTTTACCAAACAACTTATCTTTTGCACCTTGATAATAAGATCCAGCTTTGTCTTTTGCTTGATCAATTAATCCCTTTTTACGTATCCCCATTCCATAATCTTTTCCAAAAATTTTGTCTTTAACACCAGAGTACTTATCTTTAGCCTCATCTAACAAACCTTTCTTGCCCATAACACCACTTGAAACATCAGTTTTTACTCCAAAAATCCCTTCTTTAGCCTTTTGCAATAACCCCTTCTTCATTTCTTTGCCTTCTTTGACTCCAAAAATACCATCTTTGGCTTTTTCTATTAACCCCTTTTTAACTTCTTCTCCATTTTTGCTTCCAAATAACCCTTCTTTTGCAAAATTATATTTGTCTAATGCTTAGCATCACCTAACTTGCTTCCTTCTTTAAGCAATCCTCCTTTTGTATTGCTCATGTATTGACCTTTTACACCCCTAGATAGAGATTCAGTTAAGCTCTTGCCTTCTTCTCTTGCTTTTGTAAATCCTTTTGTTAGAGGGGTAAAAAAACCTTCAATAGATTTTTTAGCATCACCTAACTTGCTTCCTTAGATAGAGATTCAGTTAAGCTCTTGCCTTCTTCTCTTGCTTTTGTAAATCCTTTTGTTAGAGGGGTAAAAAAACTTTTAACAGGTCCGGTTAAATTATTAGAGACGGCACCAGAAATAGTGTCTGTAAAGCCTTTGTACCTAGAAGATATTCCTTTAAAAAAGGAGGAGTCAAAAAATCCTTTCTTAAATTCTTCGTAGCTATTTTTTATATCAGTAAAATCTAAAGAAGGCATACTAGAAGTTACAACATTAGCAGCACCTGCGAGTACACCAGTGCCAGAAAGAGCCAACGCAGCATTAAGAGCGATAAGCTGTCTTTCTAAATAAATGTCATGAGTATACAAACTTCCTTTTTTAGTTCCCTCTTCTGCCATTTTTTTCATGGCATCAAAACCTTCTTCTGCTTGTTTATCTTTTGGTTTCCCTCCAATGCGTTCAACTAGCCATCCCATTTTAATGGCAGAAGCAGCAGCATAAAGAGCACTATATATGTTACTTGGAAGATTGGTGAAAAAGCCTAATATCCAATCACCTACTGCCGAGAATGCACCAGTCACAGCGCCCAATATAGATGAACCTATACCTATTAAACCATTGGTTATAAAAGAAGGTACGCCAGATATTATTCTTAATATTAAATTTGGAATACCCATGATTAGTGTGCTAAAAACATTCCACAAACCTCTTCCCATCTTAGCAAAATCTAAAGTAAATAATCCTTGGAAAAACTCCAGTATGCCCATAATTCCTTCTGCTATGGTGTTAAAAACATATCCAATTATGTTTGTAAATATGCTTAAAAAGTAAGCAACACCCTTTATAAGAGGAACAAGTATACCCACAAATATTTTAAGCAATCCTCCAATGATAAATCCTATAGTTCTCATTATTCCTCTAAGAACTTTACCAAAAACACCAAATATATCAGCAAAAACTTTAAACAAATTGCCTGTATTACTCAATCCAGAGGTAAAATTAAACAAGGGAGATAATATTATTCCTATGGCATCACCTATGCCAGATATTAAAGTTCCAAAAGGCTCAAGTATCATATATACCATTTCAAAGGCGCCAACAAAAACATCTTTGATACTTAAAACTATCCCCCAAATAGCCCCTGCCACTATATCAATTACAGCGACTATAGCAGACAATATTGGTATCATTTTATTGAACTGGGCGAGCCACTTAGTAACAATGCCAGTAGACCCCAAAAAACTATCAAATATTCCAAATGTTAAAAAGTTAAGAGCACCAGTTATGGCTCCGGCGCCTTTGGCTGCATAAAATTCGGCCATAGTAACTTCTTTCATCTGCTTGCCAAATAACTCGGCTGCTTTTTCTCCTGCACTTATGCTTCCATAAATAGCTCCTGCGGCAGCACCAACCGCAGCTAATGCTATCGATGCTCTCATAAGAGTGTTTCTTGCTACAGCTAAAACTGCTGGATTAAAAGCCGATGCGGCGGTGCTTCCAAGGTCTTCTATGCCGAATCCCATATAACCAAAAAGTTTACCCAAACCTTTTTCTGCTATTTCTCTAGCTATTTCATTTTGTTTGAAAACCACAATCAAAGCAGCAGCTTTCCAAGCTATGTCCATCATTCCGCCAGTGGCGGCGGCTGTGAAATACATAAACTTACCTAAAGCACTATCTAGTAAATTTCCCAAAAATCCCTGAACTCTACTTCTTAATGTAGCATTTAAATCCATAAGAGTTTGATTCATTTCAGTTAAAACATCCGTCTGACTTCTTTGAGAAACTCCTAATTCTTGGTTTTTCTTTTCTATTTCTTCTGTTAAAGTTCTGAAAGCTTCTGGATCATTCATTGCTTTTTCAATGTCTTTAGTACCAACTTTGAGTTCTTGTTTTCCTGCTTTTTTAAGGCCTTGGTTAACTCCATCTATTGCTGCTCTAAGGGCATCTCTTCCAGCACTTTTTGCGTCTTTATCACTTATACCCAAAGACTTAAGATCTTCGCTCATACCAGGAAGTTTATCTTGGAATCCAGATAAAGCCTGTTCCATACTTTTTGCGCCCTTAGCACTCTCATTCAATTTACTAAGCACATCCAATGTGCTAGTTGTCTTTAAATTTCTTTCTTGCTCCAACAATGTTTTCTGTTCTTCTAATGTAAGATTTTTTTTTCTTTCTTTATTAATATCCTTTAATTTATCTTGAAGAGTTTTACCTTCTTCCATAAAAGTCTTATTCATCTGCATTAGCTCGCCAACGCCGTGGCCGGTGGCACTTCTCATTTGAAAGTCTATTACAGATCTTTGCTCAGCAGTTAAATTTTCTATTTGATCTAAAGAAACTCCTGAGAATCTCTCTATTATTTTTTCTATTCCTTGTGCTGCACTCTTCATTCCTTCCTTGGTTTGAAGCCATGTTCCAGATTGCAACTCACCTAATTTTCCAACCTCATGAGCAGCTTGATAAAGTAAAGTTTGAGTTTGAGAACTAGCGTTAGCAATACCATGAAGTCCTTGGGACACGGTGCTCATTATTTCACCTACTCCCTCACTTACTCCAAACTTTTCAGCACTAGCCATTATTCCGACAGCACTTTTTGCGGCATCAGCATTAAAATTAGCAGCATTTCTATAATTTTTCATTATGCTTTCGCTGCTCTTTACAGCACTGGCTAAATTCGAACCAGTTACACCGGTATCTCTGGCTACATTTTTGATTCCTCTTCCTAAATCCATCATTTGGTGAGTAGTCATATTCATGTGCAAAGACATATCACCAAAAGTTTCTCCTAAACCTCCAGCTTCTAGCCCTATTAATCTTTCGGTGTTAAGTTGTGTCTTGCTTAACTTTAATGCTGTTTTTTGATCTTTTATTCCTCTTTTTAAATTATTGACATAACTTTTTTGTGTTTCTGTTCTACTAAAACCAGTTATAGAAGAAGACTCCCCTATTTCTGTTAGGGTGTGTTGAAGTTGTCTGCTTTCCTTGGTGACCCCCATTGTTTCATAAGCAACAGCTCTAACTTGTTGTGCAAACTCTCTTTCTTGTTTAACAAGATCTTCGGTTATCTTATTAAAGGCGGTAAAGCCCATAAGAGTTTCTTGAACCTTGGCAGCAGTTCTAGAAACGTCTGCTATGATATCTCTATACCTTTTGAGTACAAAAAGTTCTTCAAATTTTAATTTAAGTGAAGCCTGTGCGTCTTCTACAGTAGAACTTTCAATAGAAGAGTCAGGAACTACTGGGGAAGGAGATTCTACGTCATCGGGTAAAATCAACTTCTTTTCAGCTCTTTCTTTTTTCTCTCCACACAGACAATCTCTAACCTCTAAAGCGGTTGCATTTAACTTTTCAAGTTCTTTAACAATGTGTAAATCGTGAGTAAATATACTTCCTTTTTGCAATCCAGCTTTAAAAAACTTAGCTTCAATAGGAGCAACCTTTTGTTGGTTTGCTGATAATTTAGACAAGGCGTTGGATGTATCTCTGGTTAAGGGCCGACTTGCCACATCTCTGGTTAAGGGCCCACTTGCCACATCTTTGATAACCGGAGTAGAGCCTTTTCGTTCTCTGCTACTCATGCCTTTTATTAAATCTGCTATTTTTTTTACTAAATTTCTATTCTCTTTAACAGATTGTTCTATGTCAGACTGAACTTTCTTTAAATCTTCGTAAAGTTTTG